ATATTACTCATGATAATCGCCTCGCCGATATTCTGCTGAAGACCTTGCTGAACTGCGTCGGCTGACTCAAACTTTTCAATCAAACGATTCAGATAAGCAATAAACACAGACGAAGGCAATCCGGTCGCAAATTGCTTTTTCATATCTTCTGAAATAATAGCCCATTTATCCAAAGCAAAACGAACTTGGGGGAAAGATAATTCTGCTACAATCTGAGAAGCAATGACTCCGTCAGTAATGGTCTGAAGCCTTGAACGAAGGGCGACCTTTTGCCCCTCAAAGTCCATGGCTTTCTCGGTAGTACCGCGAGTATCGGGTGGGGGTTGTGGGCTTTGGCCCGTCAATTTGAAGACCTTATTCGCGTCAAGATTGCGTTGGTCGTTGGATGCCTGAAGGCGAAGGCTAGATAGGTATTGTTCCCTATACTTGGCTGAATCGAGTGGATTACGGCATGGCGGGTTCATAGTAATATGAGTAGAGATAATAATGTAAACGAGACAATTTAAAATTTGGGGGGTCTTCCTGCTTCTGTTTCCTCCTTTATCCATGCTTCTTGGTCGGGCGAAAGAATCAACTGCTTTTCGGTGTTGTAATCCTTGACATATACCTTGGATGGGTCAAAATCTTCATTTAGAATATCTTCATTGACAATGGCGTTAAAGTCTGATTCCATTTTATCCTTCCATTCTTCGGGAAGCAAAGCAATATATTCATTCATTAAACGGTTAAACTTATTCTTTTGAGATTGTGGCAAGTCCCAAAACGAAGACAAAGGCGGTTTACCCATTTGTTTCATGATAATAACGGTTAAACGGGTGGCTGATTCCTGTGTGAAGTCTTCTTTCGAGAACATTATAAATTAAGAAGAGATTTTAAAATTAAATTATTTTACTCATTCATGTGTATTACCCCAACGGTAGGCAATGGATACTTTATTCATTTTGAGAGAAGTGGTATTGTCATGCGGTGCAGAAAGCGTACCCTTCGAGAAGCTGAAAAAACCCTTAAATCTATGGCTGAAGATTCCATTGTCGATTTGCCTTCCGTCCGTTTTTACTTCCAACCTGATAAAATACTTATCCTACGAAAGCCTAATCTTACAGACCCCAAGTACAAAGAGCCTTATATATGTTAAGGGAAAAAGGATATAAAGAAATACTAATACCATTAGTAGAGAATGCCTGCCATTGATTACAGTCGAACCGTCATTTACAAGTTTTATTGCCTTGACCCAAGGATTACCATGGGGTTTGTAGCGTCGACCACAAATCTAACCAAACGCAAGGCATACCACAAGGCCCTTTACAAAATCACAAACGACAATCCCGAGAACCCACATTACACAGATATGGTCTACAAAACCATACGCGAAAATGGCGGTTGGGACAATTGGCGGGTTCGAGTCCTTGAAGTGTTTCCATGTGATAATGTAGTCCAACAGTGTACTCGCGAGCGTTATTGGCGGTCACAAGTCGAAACCGAGAACAATCGATAAGTTCCTATTTAATTAAGGGAAAATCAATATAAGGATTATCTTATACTATTAGATAGAATGCCAAAGAAACCCATTGATTACAGTCGTACAAGCTTTTACCTTTTGGAGTGTAAAGACGAGAATGTTCCCTTCTTCTATGTGGGAAGTTCGACAAGTGTTTCGAGAAAGAAAGCCTATCACAAGGCGTGTAGTTTGGACCCAAATAAGATTGACCCTATTTCACAACAAATCCGTTCTCATGGCGGTTGGGACAACTGGAATTTTGTCATACTTGACGAAGAGAATTGTCAAAGTAAAACCCACCAAATCGTATCGACTACTTATTGGGAATCTGAAATTCGTAAAATCAAAAATAAACCTGACCTATGAATTACGGGCTACGGCTATATCGTAAATGGTTTTATCTTTCTCAATTCCTATAAACTTTCGATTCATATTCTTACATGCTACGCCAGTAGAGCCTGACCCCATTGTAGGGTCAAGCACTATATCACCTTCCTTTGTAAAATACTTAAGGCACCACTCAATCAATGCAGTAGGCTTCTGTGTGGCGTGTTTACCCTTTTCGCTTTTGATTTCGAGTATAGAATGGGGTAAAGGCGGGTCGTAGATAGGGCTTGACCGGTCTTCGTAGTTATAGGTAATGTTTCCACTATAACACTCTTGGTCGTCTGTTTCTCTCAACACTGTCGAAGGTAAAGGCGGGTCGTATCGAGGTTCTGAGTTTCGTAATTTTCCATTTTCGTCGTAAATAAAAATCTTACCTTTTTCCGTACCATATAAACTTTCCGTTTCTTCCCTTAAAATACTTGTGGGTAAGGCGGGTTCGTACCTTGTCTCGTGTTCTTCTTTTTTCTTAGAAATCTTAATTCTCCCTTGCTTACCCCCACCATAGGCGTTCTTGTCTACGTCATACTTACACCATTCCGTTTCTTCCCTTAAAATACTTGTGGGTAAAGAAGGCTCATATTCTGCCTTACCCAAGACCTTAATCTTTCGAGGCGTTTTCTTTTGTGTATCTTTTCCCCCATTTCCATACAATAGACTGGTTTGAAACTTTTCTTCTGTGGGTTCTTTCAAAAATTTGTGTTTGTGGCTACTCAAATCGTACAAGGGTAATTTACGGTAAAACACATACAACATTTCATGTTTTTTCATTGGCATTTTCTTGGCATTCAAAAAACCACAAGGGGCTGACTTGACCCAAACCATATCGTATCTAAAGTTCTTAGGATTGGAATTAATCAAACTTACACCGAATCGAGTACTACAAGTAAAAAACATAGGCGTAGTGTCTTTACAGATACGGTTTACTTCTTTCCAAAATTGAGACAAATCAATCAGACAATCCCAAGCACAGTTCGTCGCCCCATACGGCAAGTCGCAAAACAATAAGTCGACACTATTCTCCTGTAGCTTTTTCATTTCTTCTAAACAGTCTCCATGAATGAGTGTCATATATTATTACTTGAGAGATTAAAATTATAATCGAATCTTATAATCTAAGAGTATATCAATGAAACTATTGGAACTTTTTTGTGGGACAAAGTCCGTAGGTAAGGTATTCGAAAAAGAGGGGTATGAGGTTGTAAGCCTTGATTACAATTCAAAGTTTAACGCTACACACACAGAGGATATTTTGACTTGGGATTATAAACAATACCCTGAAGGATATTTTAAGGTCATATGGGCTTCCCCAGATTGTACGACTTGGTCTATTGCGACAAGTGGAAAATATCGACTCAAATCCAATATATGGGGCGTCCCTAACGAAAACTATCCTACGACAATAAAAGCCAACCAAATGGTTTTAAGGGTAATCGAAATACTAAACTACTTTAAACCCCAAGCGTGGTTTATTGAAAATCCGCGTGGACTTCTTCAACATTTCCCGCCTTTGAAACGGTTTGTAGACGAACAAAACGGGAATATGAATGTAGTCTATTATGCAAACTATGGTTGGAGATTTCCAAAACCTACCAATCTTTGGTCGAATCTTCTTCTGTGGGATGAAACAATGCCCGAAATGCCTGAAGATTCCTATACGACGGTTGTACGACCCAATGGTAGACAACTAAGGTCTTATCATGATTATAATCGAAACCCTGAGAATAGAAGCAAAATCCCCCCTGACTTAATCGAAAGATTACTTCGTTTGGTTTAATGTTTTAGACTTGTCGTATATTTGCCTACAAAAATCTTAGGTCCCTTACGTTCCAAAAAGTGGAACCCTGTACCAGTAGGTCCGCCTTCTGCTCGATAAGGGCGAAGACTTGGATAGGCTTGATAAGGGAAAACTATTTCTCTAATTTTTCTTCTAACCATTTCGCGAATGTCTCGAACAGATTCGTCTAAATTTTCTTCCACGGTTTGTTCTATGGTTTTTTCTAATTCTTGTCTCGCGTGTTGTGGAATAGTTGAATGTTCCCTTCTACAGCGTTGAATTTCGTCGGTAATAATAAGTTCAGCTTTCGCAGAGTCTAAATCGGACATGACTTCCCCCCAATCTGAAAGAGTTTCTTCTTGCTCGTCTACAGATAAATTATCTAAATTTCTTTCATGCACCGATTGTAATCCTTCGAGTCTTCGAATTTCGTTTAGAACACTTCTTAAATCATTCGGATTGTAATTTTGAAAAATTTCGTTTTCGGTATTGTAATGGTAAATCTTGGGAGTATAAGAAACATTCTGAGCCATATAGTATAGACTGAGACAAATCCTTGTAGTTTTATTTGTACTGTTTTAGACGGTTTTTCCCTTAGCTCGGCCCTAGCTCTGCTACTTTTCCAATAAAAACAACCCATTGTAGCCAAAGTTAGGCTCTTACCTAAACTGCTACGGTTTGCTACTTTTTTTTCCAATAAACAAACCCTGTATAGTGTAGTCGATTATTAATAGTTATAGGTTGTTTTATAGTAGTAGTAATAGAGAGAGAGAAAGTAAAAATAATAAATTCAAAAAAAATAATTTGTCTCTTCTCTTTTAAAAAATAAAAAAATAAAAAAGAGAAAAGAGCCATATATAGAAAAGAGATTGTCGAAAAAAGGTAAAAGTTTACAGAAGATTTCCCGACCTTAGATTGTATTTCCCTTAACTCGGGTCTAAGGTAAAGAGATTATATAAGTCATTTCTTCAATCATTCGGGCTTGTATCCTTTTGATTACTTCGTCTGTCAGAGTAAAGTCTTCGACCTTACAGCCATTGTCTTTTGCATATTGTTTGAGTACTCTGTGGTAGTAAGGAATCAGTTCAAACATGGAAGTTAAACCATTGCCAAACCTATCGTCTTTACTGAAAAGCCACATACAAGGGGCATTGTTGATATAGTAGGCCATATTTGTATCTTTTTCCAAGACAAGGGTCTTGTGGCTTTCGTACTCAGCCAACCAATCCCTTAAGAACAACTCTTCAAAGGTAGATAATCCATTCATGATTTCACAGTAATCCTCCAGTTCCGGTCGTTCAATGACATTTAGTTTGAATGCGTCGATTCCAGTTTTCTGTTGTTTGATAATGGAGAAACTGATTCGTTTGTCTTCTTTGGTAAGTTCTTCCTTGATTTGCTCTCTGAGTTCGTACTCCTTTTTCTTAAGGGCTTCTAACTTTTCCAATTCTTCACGCTTTAGGTCTTCTTTGAGTTCAAGTTCGATTTGTTTGGCTTCTTGTTTTTCTTTGCTTTCTTTCTTCTTCATTTCCGTCTTCAGTTCAAGCTCTTCCATTTTGATATTCGCCAGTTGTTTCGCCAGTTCAGGCACAATCTTAAGCTTGTGTTTTTGAGTCTTACAATGACGGTCGTAGCTTGTCTTTTTGTAGGTCGAAAACAGGCACTTCTCACAGGTATAGGTCATTTTCTATATACTCTACAAAGATAATATTTATATCGTTTTTCCCTAAAGTACTAATGGGGCTAAGGGAAAAACAATATAAGACAGGGGTGGGATAAGTATTTTTGTTATAGTATTAGATAATTGACTGTGTCTAAGGTTTAGGGTTCGTCGAGAATCTTTCGGAAAAGGTCGGGGGGAAGTTCGGCCTTGATTTGTCTCAATTTCAAAACATTGGCAAGGTGTAGACCGTACAGCTTAAACTGTTCGTCAGATATTTCATTTTTCTTTTTTGCTTTGAGAGATTTAGTATAGGCTCGAGACTCTTCCAAATTGGCATTGTATCTCTTTTTCATGTAATCCCGCATATAAGCCTTTTTATCTGCGGTCTTCTTTTCTTGGGGTTCTTCCATTTATATTAATCGTAGATATTATTTTATATGCTTTTTACCTAAACTTATCTGGGTTTTTTCACTGGATATTAGGAACGGTATAACCCTACAAGGTGACGGCCCGATAAACGATAAATATGGGTCAAACCATTCGAATCTTCGTTTTGACTCATTACCATAAACCCTTTGGCTCTGATACGGGGCCTTGGCTTTGGCATTTTTCGTTTGATTCTCTCCATGGCCTTAACTGTGGGAACATAATCTTGTTCCGAATAAGGTTCGTCTAAATCTACTACCATGGGGTTTTGGGCTTGTCTCATAGCATAGTTCTGTTTACGAGTACCCTCTTCTTCCCGCCTTTGTTGAACTATTTTCTTTTTGGGGGCTTTGCTTTCTCTGTACGCTTGACTACAGGCAGGGGTCGACAAGGCACACGGGTATGAAAGGCCGTTTTTTTTCGCAAACTCTCGAACAAACTCGGTCCATTTTGTCATATAGTATACCCTAATATTTTTATTCTCTTGACATAGCTAAAATCTTCTGCCGAGACAAAGGATAGATATGGGTCAATCCATTTGTATCTTCATGGGTATTCATTGTGGTAAGTCCTTCGCCTCCTATACGTTGCTTGAGTGCCTTCTTTTCTGCCGAGACAATATCGATAAGTCTTTCTATCGTACCCTTCAGTTTTGCACGGGCTACAACATCCCTTGTTCCCTTTAGTTCATCCCTCAAATCTGCTATTTTTTTCATTCGGGCATTGATTCCCTTTTCTCCTTTGTACTTCATACTCAAAGCCATAGTCTGTGTTTCCAAGGTTTCCATTTCCTCCGGTGAAATCTTAGCTCCCTCTGTGATTTTTTCGTGCTTTAGAATGGCTTTGATATAAGCTTTTTTAGTTTTACCCTTGACTTTGATTTTTTCGTCATTAATAATGTCTTCGAGTTCTTCTATCTCTGTTTCTTCCAATTCTTTCTCTCGGTCGCTTTTGATAGGCAAGAGTTTACGATTGACATTTTCGTCAGCTTTCTCGGCTATTGCCTTTTTCATTTCACGGGTGAGTTTGTTTCGTTTGGCAAGGGAAAGCTTTTCTCTGTAGGGCATAGGTTGGGCTTCTTCGACTTGGGCTTCGTATTTCAAAATCGATTGAACCATACCCGCTTTCGTAGCTACAGGCTTAAGCCGGTAAGACATTAGCATATCTTCTAATACATGGGCGGGGGTTGCCATGAGTTCTTTCTCTCGACCTTCATACGTTGGCTCAACAGGGGTTTCTTCTTTTGCCAACCGGTTCTCTTCTTCTATCATGGCCTTTCGTCGAATCGCGTCTTCTCTGTCTTCCTTTTCCTTTTGTGCTTTACTAACTTTTTTACCCGTATATGCTTTCTCAGCGTGGGCTTCCTTTTCAGCCTTGGACTCTTTCTTTTCTTTCTTTTGTGCTTCTTTCTCGGCTTCTGAAACATAAAATACAAACGATATATCTTTCGGGATATGCCCCAAAGAAGACCAATATTCCCATATAGCTTTCCAAACTCGTTGTTTACCGACATAGGACAAAGGAAAGTTGTCTAACCCCTCAGTTAAGTTCTTAAGGTCTTTTTTATAGTTTTTGTGTAATTTCATACCTTCTTTTATCATATTGATTAATTGGTCGGCAATCTCGTCTTGACCCTCTTCTTGTTGTTGTTGAGATATAAAGGGTTCCTCTTCTTCAGGTATAGGCAACATATAGGTTTTTTTGGGCTTGGGTGCGTACGGTGTAGCCAGAGATTTTAATCCTTGGGTAATCACTTTTTGCATTTCAGCTTTAAACATTCGAAAGCCTTCAGGGTCCTCTTTGGCACTAGGTTCCGCGTCTTGTATGGCTTTTCTAGCTTCTTCAATCATATTCCTTATCGCGGTTTCGTCTTTGACGCGGGGCTTTGGTTTTTCCTTGGCTCCAGAATATATCTTTTTTACCCGTGCGTTTTGTTCTTTTGTTGCTTTTCGTTGGTCCTTTTCCATTTTTGCTCGAAATGCTTCCCTTTGTGCTTTGGTTGCGGGTTTTTCTGCTTTAGGTGCGTCAAAGTCTTCGGCTCCCATTTGTTGGTTTTCCACGGTCTTACTTCGATAAATATCAAACGCGTTTTTAGGGGCATAATCTGAATCTATCATTTTCTGTAAAGTCATACGCTTCACATTTGCTAGGTCGTCGGCTCCTA